CACCTTGACAGAGTGGTTTCTGGCTACGTTCGTAGGGGTTTCGGGGATAAGCTAGCCCCTATTGGATGCACATACAGGCCTAAGAAGCGGGGCAAGTATTCTGTACCCTACATGGAAGACGAACCCCAGCGGGTAGCCCAGGACGTTCTGGCCTACTTGGACCATGCTAGCGTTATCGCTTGCCCTTGCCCTAGCCTCTATTCCCTAGATGCTATCGGCTGGATTAATGGGGCCTCTGACATGGTTATCTCCACCCTGGCAGCACGTTTCCAGGCCTGCAAGGCTGACACCCTGCCCCCTGCCCCGCTACCCTCTGGGAGTGGACCTGCAACCCCCCTAAGGGCTGGGGAAGGGGAACACACACCAATCCACCTTAGGGAGTCCAATGCACAGTAGCGCTCTAGATATGCTACCGGCTATCGTGGCAGGGGTTGCCGTGGTTTTCCACGGGTTGCGCCTGCTGTTCTGAGCACGAATTCTCAGGGAGTGGCTGGGGGCCTCCAGGGTAGTACCTGGGGGCCTCCAGTTTTTCGGGACTACCTTAGAGGCATGGCCCTAGAAGATATCGTCAATGTCAGCATTTCGGCTACGTCGAAAACCCCTAGCCGTCCAGGATTCGGGACCCCTCTGCTAGCTGTGCAGAAAGTCCCTGCTGGGTGGGGGGCTAACCTCGTTCGCACCTTTGGCAGCCTTACGGAATTGGTGGACGCTGGATTTACTACCAGCGACCCTGCCTATAAGGCAATGGCAAAGCTGAAGTCCCAGAACCCTAGCCCTAAAAAGGTCAAGATTGCTAAGCGTTCCACTACTGTGGCGCGCAGCATTAAGCTAACGGTCACCAAGTACACTGAGGGTTATCAGTACAGTTTCACCGTTGGTACCACCCCAGTGGAATACACTGTCCTAGCGTCTGCGTCGGCAGCCTCTGTGGCCACTGCCCTAGCTGCCCTAATTGACACTGATAGCGCTTGCGCGGCTACCGCAGACGGAGCGGTTATCACTGTCACGGCTGCCTCTGGCGTTGTTTTCCCTGTCAAGGGCTTCTATGAGAACGGACTAACGTTCTTTGACAATACCGCAGACGCTGGGGTCCAGGATGACCTAGCAGACATTCTAGCGGAAGATTCGGATTGGTACGGCCTAGCCTTCGACTGCCTATCCAAGGCAGAGGCCCTAGAGGCAGCAGACTGGACGGAGGCTAACAAGAAACTGCTTATCGTGGATAACTGCGATAGCGAGTGTCTAGACAGTAGCGATACGGATTGCCTACTCAGCCAGCTTAAGACTGCTGCCTATGCACGGACTGCCGTTATCGTCAATACCTCTGACCTAATGGAGTATGCGGCCCCTGCATGGCTGGGCAGCCGTCTACCCGCTAACCCTGGGTCTGACACCTGGAAATTTAAGACTCTGGCAGGTGTCAATGCGTCGCGCATGACTGAGGGACAGAAATCAGCTGTCTTCGCTAAGAAGGGTAACACCTACACCACTGTTGCAGGTGTCAACATTACGGAAGAGGGCTGGAGCGCGTCCGGGGAATTTCTGGACGTTACCCGCTTTATCGATTGGCTGGAGGCGGAAATCAAAGTCCGTGTCTTTGCCTTGCTAGCCAATGCGCCTAAGGTCCCCTATACGGACGCAGGCGTGGATAGCGTGCTTTCCGTTGTCAAGGGGGCTTTGACGGATGGGGTCAAGGCTGGGGGCCTCGCTAAGGACCCTGCCCCCACTGTCAGCGCTCCACTTGTGGCAGACGTGGATACCACTATCCGGGGGACTCGCAATCTGCCAGACGTGGAATTTGAGGGCCGTCTAGCTGGGGCCATTCATGCGCTAACCATCACTGGGACGCTTAGCGTCTGAAAGCCACTAGGGAGCAAAGACAATGCCTGGACCTAAGATTTACGACGCTAACGAGGTTTCCCTAATCTTTGGGGGAATCATCATTGACAGTGGCTTTGCAGACGGTGAATTCTGCCGAATCGAACAGGAAGCGGACGATTTCACGGACCTAGCAGGGACGGACGGGGAAGTTACCCGCTCTAAGACGAATGACCGACGGGTCACTATCACGCTAACCCTAATGCAGACTAGCGAGGGCAATAGCAAGCTAAGCGCGCTAAACCTGCTGGACCGTCGTATGTCTGGAGGGGCAGGCGTAGTCCCCTTCCTGGTCAAGGACCGTTCTGGAACGGCCCTACATGCAGGGTCCTGCTGGGTCGCTAAGCCCCCTGCGACGGTTTACGGACGCGAGGCTACCGCGCGGGAATGGAAGCTAAGGGGCATCCTGGACGAACGCTTTGACGGGGGTTCCTGACAGCCTCTAGCTAGCCTCTGAGGGCCTGGGAGCGGGTTAGGTGTGGCGTCTACCCTCTGGGTATGACCCATCCTAACCCGCTCGCTTTTAAGGCCAAAGAACAGACTATCAACGGTATTACGTATAAGGTGGAGCCACTGGGCTTTACCACTGGACGTAAGGCCTTTGTCCGTTTGTCCAATCTGCTAGGACCGGCCCTAGCTAGCCTTGACACCTCTAAGGCCAGCAATGAGCAGGCAGCTAAAGACGCTTTCTTTGGGGCTATTGGTATGTTCCTGTCTACCCTAAAGGACGAGGACCTAGCCTACTTTGAGGGCCTATATGCCCCCCGTACTATCGTGGTAATGCCAGACGGTAAGGAACCCCTGCTAAAGGACTGCCTGGAAACCCTGTTTGTGGGTGAGCGCTTTGGCGATTACTTCGCATGGCTGGGCTTTGCCATCTGGGGGACCTATGGTGATTTTTTTACCGTAGGGTTGAGCAAGCTGGGAGATTTGTTGCCCAGTCCAGGGAAGGTCAAAGCGTCCGGCTGAGGCTGCCTAAAGGGGTGGACTGGGAAGAGTGGCGTTTGCTGACTAGCAAGCTGTTAAGCATTCCCTCCCCAGCCCACCTGGATAGCCACTGGGACTTTATGGACGGGGTTAACGCTCATGAGGTCCTAGACGCTATCGAACGCGCCGAAATGGAACTAGCCCAAAGAAGGTAAGCTAATGCCCCTAAGAGAAATAGCCGCTAAGCTAGGTGTGGATATCGAGGACGGGCCCGTAAACGCCTTTATGGGCAAGCTGGATAACGCTAAGAAGGGTATTCTAGCCTTTGGCGCGGCTATGGGCCTCCAGAAACTGGGGGCCTGGATTAGCTCCACTGCTGACGCATCGTTCCAGCTGGAAACGATGTCTGTTAAGACAGGGGCCTCCGTCAAGGAACTTCAGAAACTGGGCTATATGCTCCAGCTATCTGGGGGCAATGCTGCGGACGCTGAAAAACTGCTGTTTGAGCTTAATCAGCAGTTGACTAACGCCACTGGGTCTGGGCTGTATTACCAGGAAACCCTAAGGCGTATGGGCATTGCTACCAAAGACGCAGCGGGAAAAAATCGGACCATGACCGATATCCTGCCTGAGGTGGCCACCCTAATGGACAAGGCCACTACTGAGGCCCAGCGAACCCAGATAGCTGTTAGGGCCTTTGGGCAGAATGGCATGGAAGCTATGCGGCCCCTGCTTAAGAGGGGGTCAGCTGGCATTAGGGAGCTAGCTGGGGAGTTTGAGAAACTTAACCTGGGCATGACCCAGGAAACGGTAAAGGCTAACGCCCAGACAAGTAAGGAAATCCAGAAACTGGGACTAGCGGCTAAGTCCCTGTCTGGAACCTTGGTGGGTGCGCTAGCCCCCATCATTCGGCTATTGACAGGTCTAGCTATCAAGCTATCGGCTAAAATCCTGGAGTGGACTAAGCATACCACTGTCCTTAACTCAGTGGTGCTAATCCTTAAGGGGGCCTTGATTGCCTACTCTGCTGTCCAGGCACGCCAAATGCTACCAGGGCTGTTCAAAGCCATTAAGAGCTTTATGGCCCTTAGGACTGCTGTCTTTGGGGCCTCTGTTCCGCTGTGGGTAATCATCGCGGTACTTGGTGCGCTTTATCTAGTCTTTGATGACCTTTATGCCCTCATGACTGGGGGGGACTCCCTGATTGGGGACCTGCTGGATAAGTTTGGAGGGGTGGGGGCCAAGGCAAACCTAATCAAGGCCCTTAAGGACGTTTGGGAGAACCTGACTAAGTCTATTGACGGAATGAAGGGGCCCCTAGGCTACGTTATGGGCCTACTAGGGGAACTAGGGGTCAAGATTGGACCCACCCTAGCAAAGGTGTTCATTGGGGTTGTCAAGTCCATTGTGGCTAGCGTGGCAGCCCTAGGCACCCTGGCCTCAGCAGCTGCCAAGCTATTGGATAAGGATTGGGAGGGGGCTAAGAACGAGATTAGTAAGGGTAGCGACGCCATTTTCGGTAAGAAAAACAGCTACTGGGACCCTAAGACTAATCAGATGGTATCGGAGAACGTAGGGGGAATCTTTGGGAAGACAGACGCAGAGTATAAGTCCCAAATGGACGCAGCCTATGGCAAAGCCCCTCCCCCTCCAGTGGTGAATACGCCTGTCAATGTCAAGATTGACGCTACGAATATGGCCCCCCAGGATGCTCTAGGGGCTGTCAAGGGGGGAGTGGCTAAGGGAGTACAGGGGGCTATGGACGATAGCTTTGGAGCCGTTGCGACCTTTGCGCCTGGAGGTGTGGGCTAATGAGCGCTCTTATCCTGTATTCCGAGACTGAGCGTTCCCCAGGTGGGGTTATGGGATTCGACGTTGTTACGTCTGAAACCCTGGAGTCCACTGTTACGGCTACTGAGTTTCCCGTAGAGGTGGGGGCCAATATCTCTGACCATGTCCGGCGCAATCTGGATAAGATTACGCTAGAGGTGGTGGTGTCTAATACGCCTGTAACGGACCTAGACCCACTTACCCAGCAGAAACGAGGCAGCGTCAACGGGGTTACCTTGGAACTGCCAGCCGTTCCTAAGCAGAAAGGGCTTTACTCGCTACTGAGTAGGGGCCTGGACCTGTTGTTTGGTGGGGCTCCCTCAGACCCCAGGGTTAGCGTCCTGACCTTCGATAGCGACCTAAACGCCACTGGGGACACGCTAAGTCTATTGCGTCAGCTGCAAACGGAGGCGCGGCTAGTAGACGTAGTCTCGCGGGATTGGTACGCAGAGAACATGATTATAGAGTCTGTGTCAGCCCCCAGGGACGCAGACTCTGGGTCTACCGCGCGATTCACCATTGGGCTAAAGCAGATTCGGATAGTGGAGACTAGGCAGGCCCAGGTGCCTCTGGAGCCTAAGCTAAAGCGGCCTGTGGCAGCCGTAGTGGATGGCAAGGAAACTAAGAAGTCTATCCTAAATAAGGTGTTTGGGAGCAAGTCATGATAACGCTGCCTGTCCTAGATGCGCCTTACCAGGACCTGACCACTAACCTGGACGGTAAGGACTTTGCGCTTACCCTGAGGTACAATCAGAGGGAAGGGGTCTACTGGGTAGCTATTGGGCTAGTGGGTGGCAGCCCCATTGCCTGGGCTAAGCTGGTCTGCAATTGGCCCATGTTCCGTAACCACACAGCTAACGATTCCCTGCCCCCAGGGGCCCTTGTGTGCGTCCCCAGTGGGCAGGATGACAGTCCCCCTGGTCTGGGGGAGCTAGGCCCAGGGAAGCGCTGTGAACTGGTCTACCTGTCAGCCTCTGAGGTGGCCTCGCTATGAGCGTAGGTAAGCTATTCGGCCGGTCCTGGAATATCACAGTTGGTGACACAGAGCTTAATGACTTTGCCACTGAGTTTAGCGTTAAAAAAACGCTGAAACCTGAGCCGAATGTGGCGGAACTGCGCATCTATAACCTATCAGACGCTACTAGGCGCAAGCTGACGCAGCCTAAGAAGGTAAAGATTCGGATAGAGGCAGGCTATGGGGACTCCCTGTCTATGCTTTACCTGGGTGACGTGCGAGCCATCATGCCTGGGGAAATTGTAGGGGCTGACAGGGTTACTGACCTCACCTCTGCGGACTCAGAAAAGGCTATCCAGGGGACTCGCCTTAGGGTCCCCATTGGGGCTAAAATGGATACAGGGGACGCTTTGCGCACTATCATTAGCGCGCTAGGTGTCAAGGACGGTAATGCAGCGGCTGTGGCCCAGGCTTTGCGCACTAAGGGAAAGACTGTCTTTGCTAGGGGGACAGTCCTTAACGGCAATACTGCGCGCATCCTAACGGATTTCTGCCGCGCGGCTGGGTTGGAGTGGTCTATCCAGGATGGGGCTATCCAGCTATTGGACCTGGGAGGCCACCTGGAGACTAACCCCTTTGTCCTGTCTGCGGACAGTGGCCTTATAGGCTCCCCCAAGCTATCAACAGAGGGCTTTGTTACGGCTGAGTGTCTCATGATTCCTGGCCTTCGTCCTGGGGTGCGGGTTGTAGTGGAATCCTTCTCTGTCAAGGGGGTATTCCGAATCACCCAGGCAGAGTATGTTGGCCAGACGCATGGGTCAGACTGGAAAATCAAGATACTGGGGGAGCGCTCCCCCCGTAAGGTTCCGCCTTACTACGATTGGAGGGCCTACTAATGGCCACAGACGGACTTAATAGACGTAGCCTGCCAGAGGTCATTAGGGCAGCCATTGAAGCACAGGTGGAGGGAATGCACGTAGCCCTCCCTGGCAAGGTGGTTAGCTACGATGCAGCCAAGCAAACGGTTAGCGTGGATTGCGCGGTAAAGCTGCCCCTTAAAGGTCAATATGGGGAAGTGGTGTACGAATCGCTCCCCACGTTCCCAGACGTGCCTGTGTCCTGGCCAGCTGGAGGGGGATACTTCCTGTCCATGCCACTAGACGCTGGGGACCCTGTCCTATTGGTGTTTAGTGACATTGCCTGTGGTGAATACCTAAACGATGGGGTTAGCTCGGAACCTGTGGATACCCGTAGACACTCCCTGGGCTATCCAGTGGCCATCCCTGGGGGAGCGCGTCCAGACACCAAGGCAGCGGCTGACGCGAGCGCTACGGCCCTCGTCCTGGGCAAGGACGGGTCAGACTCCCAGGTCAGGGTCACAGCCACTGGAGTGGAGCTAGGCAAGGGGGCTACTGACCTAGCTGCCCTAGCCTCTGTAGTGGACGCCAATCTATCCACGTTGCGCGCGGCGATTAACAGCCTGGGTGGGGCCCTGGCAGTTCTCCCCTCTGTGGCAGCCACTAAGGTAAAGGTCCTCTAATGTCCGCTTTTACCCTTGACAGTGACAATGACCTGGAATTGGTGACCAATGGACGAGGGAAGAAAACCCTAAAGCTGTCCAGGGACGAGGTAGAGAACGGAACACGTAAGCTGTTCCTCCGATTCCAGTTCTTTGAGGGGGAATGGTTCTGGGATAAGAGGGAAGGGGTACCTTATCTCAAATCCCTGTTTGTGAAGAATCCAGACGTTAGCGTGGTTAGCCAAGTCATTAGGCAGATTATCCTTAGCGTCCCTGTCTTTGGTAGGGTGGATAAGCTGTCATACACGTATGAGCCTACTACTAGGGCCTTTGCCTTTGACTTTGAGGCCACAGCTAAGACTGGGCAGCTGGTCACAGGGGGAAGTGGGCAGCCGTTCATTGTGGACGGCAGGACTATTGTCAAGCGAGGGAATACGCTATGAGCGGATACGATACCACTAGTGGGCTAACGCCTGCCACGGCTGCCGAAATCCTGGACGATATCGAAACCTCAGAACTGGCCCTAATTGACGCGGAGCTAGATACCTCGTCTGACCAGCCTGTAGGCCAGCTAAACGGTATCGTAGCAGCAAAGCTGGCAGAACTTTGGGAACTGCTCCAGGTGGCCTTTAGCGCTTTCGACGAAAGCTCAGCAGAGGGCTACCTATTGGAGAATCTAGCGGCCCTTACTGGCACGTATCGTGAACCTGCCAAGCCTGGGACAGTCTATGTCCGTTGCACCTTGACAGCTGGGACCACTCTACCCACTACGGCAACGGTAGCCAAAGCGGACGAGGCCTCTAATCAGTGGAGGCTAAAGGAAGCCTATACGGCCCCCTCCACTGGGACGCACGATTTGCTATTTGAGGCCACGGTTACCGGGCCCAGGGCTGCTCCCTCAGGGACCTTGACTACTATCGTGACCCCTGTTAGCGGCTGGAGCGCTGCCACCAATCCGGCTGACGCAACCCAGGGACGCAATCTGGAAACGGACGCAGAACTTAGGTTGCGGCGTAGAGAAGAACTGCCAGCCCAAGGGGCCTGCAACGTTTCCACTTGCGCGGCTGCCGTGGCCAAGGTGGCAGGCGTTATCTCCGTTCTTCCTCTGGAGAACACTGGAGACACGCTAGACGCTAATGGGGTTCCCCCTCATTCATTCGTTATCTACGTCTGGGATGCAGTAACGGAGGATGCGGATAACACGGCTGTCTGTCAAGCCATCTATGATAACCAGCCTGCTGGTATTAAATCCTCTGGGGCTATCGTCCACACCTTTACAGACGATTGGGGTAACCTCCACCCAGTCAGGTTTAGCCGTCTAAGTCAAGTGGAAATCACTGTGGTGATTACCCTAGAGGTGGACGAGGCCACCTATGCAGGGGACGCAGCCGTTAAAACGGCTATCCTGGACTATGGGGCTACTCTCAAAGGGGGGTCAGACGTTATCGTCAGGGCCCTAATGGCATACGCTTTGCGTGTCACTGGGGTAACGGACTGTCCTACCTGTCCCATTAGCACTGGAGGCACCCCAACGGAGGCAAACATTCCCATTGGGCTTACCTCTATTGCTGTCTTTGATACCTCCAGGATTACGGTAATCACCCTATGAGCGTACCCAGCCCTAACACAGCGCATGAAACGGAGGCAGCAGGACGGCTAACGTCTATGTTTGCCAGCCGCACAGTGATTACTGGGCTTGTCAAGGCCTATGCAGCTAGGGTCCAGGCCCTGGAAAACACTATCTGGGACGTTATCGGAGCGCGTAGCCTGTCTGGGTCTGGCATTGCGCTTGACTTTCTGGGGGCCTTGGTGGGGGAGCCCAGGCGTGCAAGGGCTGACAGCCTCTATCGCAAGGCACTAGCCGTCCGAATCATGATTAACCGTAGCACTGGACGGATTAAGGAAGTCCTCCGAATCATTGACGCAGTATCGCGGTACACCTCTGGGGCCTTGACTTGGGCCTATTGGGAGTCTCCCCCAGCAGGATTCTCTGTGGCAGTGGTGACAGACGACGCAGACACGGCAGAGGCCCTCAGGGAGGCCCTCAGGGAGGCTCACCCGTCTGGGGTGGAAGTGTCTGTGTATTCCGGCCCTCTGCCCTCCACAGCCCTGGTAGACGGCTATCTAGTGCCTAGTTCTGTCCTCCCCTCCACTGTTGGCCTGGGGCCTGGGACCGTAACGGATAACTCCCCCTCAGCAGCCGCAATGCACATTGAAAGGGTCTAGTCAAGTGTCCACCATTCCCCTTATTCCGACTATCGCCACAGACGACAATTACGATTCTGGAGCGTACCCCTGGTCTGGGCAGCCCACTAAGGTGGCCCTTACCTCAGGGTACAAGGCAAAGGGCTGGATTCCCGGAACCAATGTGGCTGCCGAGCATGAAAACTACTTCAAGCATGGCTTGTCCGTAGGCCTTTCGGACGCACAGCTTAGGGCAGCTGTCAAGTCCAATATGGGGGGCTTTGTAGGCCGTAACTGTGGAGCCCACTTTGCATGGCTGCCCAGGTCTAAGGCCTTGGTGGGTACCGAAACCATTAGTTCTGCCTATAAGCTGGTTTCCCGCTCGTCTGACTTGGCTTTTAAGCGGGATACCACCTCAGACACCAACGGTCTGGAAATCTGCCAAGCTGTCTACAATCCGCCTAGCGGCACGGGTTATCTAGTTTACTTCCCTTGGGGTATTGCTGGAGGTGCGGCTAACGCTAAGCGCGTCCAGGATTTCCAGGGTCTGGGAGTGGCTAGCATTACTCCCCCTAACTCTAATGCTCGTTACCACGATGGCTGTATGGACGAGGCCACGGGTAACGCAGTTATGCTGTCTGGAGGTGGAGGCACAGGGGGAACGGCATACGGCTGGGCTTATGGGGACCCATCTGGGTCTATGTCCTTTGCCACCTTCTCTGGGTGGACGGCCGACGAATTGTCAACAGTGGCCAGCAAGCCTGCCACGGATGGCTACGCCGCAGAGGTGCGCGCATTCTCGCTAGCTAAAAGCGCATACTCCACCAACGGAGGGGGGACTATTGCGTCTGTGGACGATAACACCTGGAATGGTGCTACGGACCCTAACACGCTTACTAACCCATTCATGTCCAGACCTACCTGGGATGGGGCTAATTTGCGCTGGGTGTGCGCTACCTCGTCCATGTACGATTACAGCACAGAAGTATCTAAGCTGTGGGTTTCTACGGACGGGTATAGCTGGGAATACCTAGCAGCCGCTAACCTGGAGGTGGGTGGGTGGCTGATTACCACTGTCCACTATCACGCTGGGTGGCTATGGGCTATCGCATTCCCTAATGGAGCGCTGGAACGCCACCCAGGTCTACATATCCTGGTCAGCAAGGACGGGGGAGCCACCTGGATTGAAACGGAAGTGTCCCTATCCATGTCCCCCATCTATGAGCTAGTGCCTGAGGGACAGACCCCTAACACCTACGTTTCAAGGGACCTGTTGCGCCATAACCGGATTACGTCCTGCGGTAGCTTCCTGCTGTTCCAGACAACGCTAGAGGCCACTGTCTGGACTGGAGCGGAAACCACCGCTTATCGGGTAATCCACACAGGCTAACGCATTCTTTCCAGCTGCCACAGACCCAGGCCTATAGCATCCATCATGTTATGGGCCTTCGTCTTTGGCAGGTCTGGCAGCCGCGCTAGTTCCTGGGCCCCCAGGGCCCTCTGGACGCGCCTATGGTGGACTTCCTTGGGTGTCTGCCCCTTCCATTCGGCTGGACGCACTAGCCGCACCCTGGAGCCGCAGACGGTCCCTCGTTCCACCCAGCGGCCCACCTCCACAGCTACCTGGATTAGGTCATTAGGGTCCCCTTTGGATTCGGCAGCCCTGTAGACCTGTGGCAATTCGACTATGAGGGCTTGACAGCCGTTTAAAAGCGTGCTCACAGCGGGGCAGGGATTGGCCCCCACCTCAGTAACGCCACAGGCAGTCAAGCTGGAGTCAACCCAATAGGCCCAGCCGGTACACCTGCCAGGGTCAATGGATAGAAGGGTCCGCATTATTCCCTAGCATGCTGTCAAGGGCAGACAATTGCTCGTCTGTCAAGTGGGAAAGGTCTGGGCCGTCCACATTGACATTTTCCGTAGTTTCCCCCCGGATTAGCCTATCTAGCTTGATTGTCGAATCTAGCAGACGGGTAAGGTCCCTGGGCTTTAGCACCTCTACCGCGCTATCCTTGACAGTGGCTAGCAGTTTCTCCAGTTCCCTGGAGGCAATCTCTTTAGCCTGTTCCACTAGCTGGACATGGTCTGCCATAGCCTCCCTAGTGGACTTTGCTAGGGCAGATTCCATTTCACTAACGCGGATAGCGTCTAGGTGCCTGTCCCATTCGGCTACGCGCTCCCCCCAGAAATGTTCACGGAACCAACGGGCCACTTTGATAGGGTCCACAGGCCTACCGCGAAAGCTGACTAGCAGCCCTCGCCTGGGGGGTTTCTGGTCGCGATACGCCTGGAAAACAGGCCAGGATTCGTCAGTATCGTAGGGCTGTCTTTCCCAGGGGTCTAGAACGCGCATGCGTGGATATTAGCACTCCAGGGCTACCTTTCCAGCGTGGCAAACCCTCTACGCGCTCTAGCTAATTTCGTCCTTGGCTCCCCTCAGCCCCAGGCACAGGAACCCCAGGCCCCTGCCCTGCGTATGGACGGCTGGGAGAATGACCTAACCGGCTGGGGGACTAATCGCGATAAGCTGACCTATGGCAGCTATGTTGCAGATTGGCCCCTCCAATGGTCTGAAATCTCTAACCTCTACTATGGTGATGACCTAGCGGCCACTATCGTAAACGCTCCAGTGGAGGAAGCGTTTAGGAAGGGCTACAGTCTAGGGGCTGAGGACGCAGATAACGCCACTGACCTCCAGAAATGGGCCAGGGAGCGCTATGACCTCGATACCAAACTACAGGAAGCGATTATTTGGGGCCGTCTGTGGGGTGGCTGCCTACTGGTATTTGGCTTTGAGGATGGTCAGGACATTGACCAGCCGCTAAACGCAGACTCTGTCAAGGGCCTAAACTGGATTCTGGTAGTGGACCGCCGCTACTGCCAGCCTATCCAGTATGAGCAGGAACTAGGGCCGCGCCTAGGTAAGCCTATTACCTACCGCGTTAACGTCCAGGGTGGCCATTCTTCTAAGTCTGCCACTATCCACCATAGCCGTGTTATCCAGCTTAGGGGTGACGCAGTAGACCCTATCCGGGCCCGTATCTTTGGAGGCTGGGACCAAAGCGTCCTCCAACGGCCCTACAAAGTAATTCGCGACTTTGCTGGAGCTTTCCAGGGAGCAGGACTTATGCTTTCGGACGCTTCCCAGGGTGTTTACAGCATTAAGAACTTGATTAAAATGCTTGCCTCTGGGGAGCGCGATGGACTTCATGCACGCATGCAGGCCCTGGACATGGGTCGTAGCACGGCGCGCGGCATTCTACTAGACGCAGATGGGGAATCCTTCACCAAGGTAGCTACCCAGTTTAGTGGTGTGCCTGAGCTATTGGACCGCTACATGCAACGTCTATCTGCTTGTACGGGAATCCCTGTCTCCATTCTAATGGGACGCAGCGCGGCTGGCATGAATGCTACTGGGGACCTGGACCTAGCTAGCTGGAATGCAAAGGTGCAAGGCCTCCAGACTAAGCACCTAAGTCCCCTGCTGAGCAAGGTCTATTCCATGCTCCAGCTAGACCCCAATGCACCCCAGGTGGAATCTGAGCTAACTATCAACTGGGAACCTCTGTCCGTGCCTACGGACAATGAGGACGCTACGGCCTATAGCACTAGGGCAAATGCGGACATTGCCTATATCAACGCAGGGGTTCTAGACCCTGCCCAGGTGGCCCTAGCGCGCTTTGGCAAAGGCAAGTATTCCACGGCTGCCCCTCAGGTGGACACGGACGCACTGGAGAAAGAGCTTAGCGCCACTGCCTCTTTCACCCAGCCCCCCAAGGACCAAACGCAGCCGGTCAAGGCCCCTGACATGGACCCTGCTACGGCTGCTGAGGACCCCTCAGACGAGGCAGCAAACGCGGAAGGCCCTGGAGCATGACCAGACTGTCAGCGGCCCAGCGTAGGGCCTTTGGGAGGGTTTCCAGGGCCCATGCAGCTGGAGTCCAGACGGCCCAGCGTCGCTTTACTGTGGCCCTACGCGCTATCATGCGTGGGGTCCATGCAGCCTTTATGGATTACCTGGAGCCTGCTGGTAAGGCCTTGGTGGCTGACGCAGCAAAGAAAAAGCAGGCTGTCAAGAGGAAAATCAAGGGTCCTGGGACTAAGCCCACCAAGTCAGCTGCACAAGATATCCAGAAAGTCCAGGACCATGTAATCCCCCAGATTGCGCCCATGGTCGCTACGGCCCATGTCCAGCTGGAGGGGGCCCTAGCAGCCAATTACGCTGCCACCATGACAGAGGTCATGCCCATTGGCTGGGAGCGTTTGGCGTCCACTGTCAAGGCTGAGGCAGCAATACACAGGGACTGGACCATTAAGCTAGTGGAGGATGCTGCCAGGGTGTATGCCCAGCAGGTTAGGGACGTGTTTAACGACCCTGAGGAAACGACGGGAAAGCGCTGGGAGGAACTAAAGGCCTCCCTGCTGGAGCGCGGTAGCGTGTCAGAGTCCAGGGCTGAGCTAATCGCTAGGGACCAGACGCTAAAGCTGAATGGGGCTATCACTAAGGCCAATCAACAGGCCGCTGGAGTAGACAAATACGTCTGGTCTACCTCCAGGGACGAGCGGGTTAGGGATACCCATGCAGAGCTAGACGGAAAGGTGTTTAGCTGGGCTGCTCCACCTAAGCCTGGGCACCCTGGGCAGGACTATCAGTGTAGGTGTATCGCTGTGCCTCTGCTGGAGGACGATTAGCGTAGCCCTAGGGCCTTTCTCCAGTTATGGGTAAGGCCCTCATAGTCAAAGCTGGCCCCTTCTGTGACCCAGTTAAGGTATTGGGTCATGGCATCGCATTGGTCATCGTGCTTACCTCTGGGAAAGCTTAGCAGTTCCTGCTCTAATTCCAGCAGGAATGGAGCGGACGCAGGCAGTAACACGTTACCTGCCTCCAGCAGAGGGGCAACGGCCCTAGCCCTAGCCACCTTGGAATCAGATACTTTTATCTTGACAAGCCCAGAAACCTTATTTTCTAGGGCTGAAACGATGGCAGGGCCATTGGCTTTGTACTCTACCAGCTTAGCCACAGTCTTAGGCCAAGCCTCAGTCACATTCTGGATAAGCTGGAGGGAGCGGCTAAAGTCAGCTTTCTCCCTGGTCTGGTCAACTAGGTAATGCTTAGACCCTACGCTAAGCCAAACTTGACCTACTACCCAGTCAGATGAGGATTCCCCGGTAAAGCTAAAGTCCCAGCTTTGAGCCCAGGTGCCTCCGTCTGGTAGCGTGGTCCACCTATGGTCAGCCCCCAGCCACTCCACCTTAAAGACATTACCCCCAGGTGGGGTAGGGTTCTGGTCGTATTGAGCGCTCCAGGTGGCTACGTCTGGCGTTTCCCGCTTGATTGCTCGGATGACCTCCAGCGTGAAACGTTCTGACCAGAACGATTCCCCCTCTTCCTTCCTGGGGTCCATGCCATAAGGGGTTACACACCTACGGCTGGAGTCGAATTCCAGGGGGATAGATACGTGCGTCCAGTCCTTTTCTGTGCTCAGGAAGTAGCCCGCTAGGTCCTCTTCCGCTAGCCGCTGCATGATTAGCACAGTGGCCACAGTGGAGGGGTCCCTAGCGCGGCTACGCATAGTGTTCTGCCACCATAGCTTAGTGTCTTCTAGGGCCTGTTTAGTAACCCCTTTGGGCTTAGTGGGGTCGTCAATGACCCTAACGTCTGGGTGCCGTCCAGTGGTTTTCCCACCCACTGAGGTGGAATACCTCCAACCCCCCGTAAACTGCCCCCTAGCGTCGTAACACTGGAAATCTCGTACAGGCTCGCTAGGGTCAATGCGGACTTTGTGGCCCCAGCGCTCTAGGAACCATTCCGAGGTCAGGATGGTTTTAACCCTGTCTGCGTCCCTGGTAGTTAGGCTAATGTCAAAGCTGGTAAACAGCTGAGCTAGGCTAGGGTGGATAATCCATTGCCAGACGGACCAGAACACACATACACTAAGCGATTTCATGCTCCCAGGTGGGATATTGATAATCAGCTTACGCAGTTCCCCCCTGGTCACTGCTTCCAGGTGGGCCGCAATCAGGTCAATGTGCCAGTTATGCTTATACTCTGTCCGCTCAACTAGAGGCCATGCATTGCGGATAAACCAGACCAGGGACCGTCTGCCCTGTTCACGTTCCTTGGCTAGCAGTATCTGCCTGGGGGAGTATCTCATTTGTCCAGCCTACGCCTAGCCTTGTTCATTGCCATTACTACCAGGGTATTGCAGATATGGGAGTTAGGCCGTTTGAGGCCCAGCCGTTCTGAGGCCTCTGTTACCTTTTCCCCTTCCATGACCCCTATCAGGGCTGCCCTTTCGTCCTGGGACGCATCCTGGAGCAGCCTACGCAGGTCCATGGACGTTTCCGTAGCCCTCAGGCCTCCGTCCGTTTCCACGTCTGTCCAGCCCAGAATGGCTGCCACTATGTCCGGGGTTTGCTGAGGCAGGGACTTTGAACTAAATATCCCTTTGTTCCTCGCAATGCCTTTCTGGACCTCATGCAGCACATGCCACTTAGCGAAAGAGTAAAAGCCCCCTTGTTCTGGATTGTAGCGCTCCAGGGCAGTAATCAGGCCCTCCACCCCTTGCTGTATCAGGTCCTCATAGTCTGGACCCTGGGCAGCTGTCCTAACCACCCTATGGACTATGCCCAGGTTCTCAGTGATTAGCTGATTACGCAGGGCCACAGACCCAGACGCTTTCCACTGATTGAATTTGTCAAGGTCAAAGCGTCTGGGAGCCATGGGGTGGAGTGTCTCAGGGTTTGCGGTCCAGTTCCAACAGGAAAAGCGCACAGCAGATTAGGTGTGCTAGGTGGCTTTGGCCCGTGTCAGGGTCCTTGGCCCCAGGGTCCTGAAGATAGGCCACCCAGTGACGCCACAGGGCCTTTACGTACCTGGAGCGCTCCACCTTTCTCCAGTTCTCTGGGCCGTATTTGGAGGCCCCAAAGGTCAGGACGGCTAGGACTTCCTGGAGGGCTGGCAGGGGTAGCAAGGTCCAGTCAGCCTTACCAGAATCATCCTTACGGCCCTCGTTAGGTCCCCCCTTGCAAATAGGGCATTGACAAATGTTCTCCATTGCGCCTTTCCCTTGACAGCCGGAACATTTGCTAAGTGGGATTGTGCCTTTCCCGTCCCCTTTGCACCACTTGCAGGTTATCCACGCCATACGATTACCCTCCCATCCTGGACGATAGTCTTAGCGTCCTTGCTCCAGTAGGCCATTAGACAAGGCTCAATCTCAGTAAAAGGAACGTCTGGGAGCCACTTGTTAGCCGCATCGCGCATGATTCGGCACATTTCCAGGACTGCTGGGCTGGCTCTATGGTCGTCTGGGACCTCTGCAATAATCTCATCGTGCACATAGTTAACCGGCCTACAGCCAAACAGGGGGCTAGAGGTATCCACATAGCAGGCCTTAGCCAGCTGCCAGAGGGCTTCCCCTGTGGCGTCGGCCCCAAGGCCCTGGAAAAACCCGTTACAGGCTGCTGTGTAGCGGACTCGGCCCCTAATCCGATTGCTGCCAGGGTGGCTGATTACTGCCTCACCATGGCCAGCCTCCACCATTTGGCTAATCAGGTTAAAGTAATCTTGCATTTCCACCCAGGTGGACAGCCACTGGGCCTTTAGGTGTCTGGCCTCGTCCTCCCCCAGGTGGAGGTTATACGGTTTACCCGCTGCGTATTCAATGAAGGTCCGAAAGCCTAGACCCCCAGGGAACCCAAAGTTAGCCACTTTGGCCAGCTTACGGGGTTTCCAGTTCTTATCCGCCTTATAGGCTTGCTCTGCCTGTTCGTAGGTGCAATGGGACAGGGAGGCTGCCAGCATTAGATGGGGGTCCCTGCCCTCGCTAATGACCTTTGCCAAGCTGGAGTAGCCCACTAGCCATAGGCAGGACTGGGCTAGAGTCTTTAGCTCCAGGCCTGGATAGTCTGCCTGGGCATAGACCCAGCCGTCCCTGGGGACAAAGCATTCCCGAATCCCTGGCAACGCTCGAATGTTCTGGACATTCGGATTACTGCTAGACGTGCGTCCAGTCTCCACAATCTCAAAGCGTGTATGGATTGGATACTTGACACCCTGCCTAAGCATATCCAGGTCCTTGGACTGGACAGCCTTTAGAACCCCATAATCAGCATACAGGATTAGTGTGGGGTCCTCAGTCCGCTTACATGCGTCAGCATGCAGCGCGATGCCCTCCAGGCTATTGGGGTCCCAGGGTTCCCCTGCCTTTATCTTCTTTTCCGCTGTGTCAGTAGGCATAACCGGAATGCCTAAGGCTTGACAACGGTCCACCATTAGCCTAGCGGCTGCCTTGGTGTCCCTGGTCCCATTGGCGCGCACTAGTCCCAGGGCCTGCAAACGGGTTTCCGCGTCTGTCAAGGCCTGCTCAATCTCGCTAGCGAAAGACTCCACCCCAGGTAGGTGGGTACGTAGGCCGTACGCGCTTTGGAGGTGGAGGGCCAGGAAACGCCTAGCCTGCCTCCACTGGTCCAGCAGGAACTGTCCATGCTGTTCCTGGAGGACGTAAACGCCTAGCGTGGCCCTCGCGTCATCTAGGGCATACTCCACAGCCCCAGCTGGCCATTGCGCTAGCGGCACTCCGATTAGCTCGCCATAGCGCAAACGCCAATGGTCCGGGGTTACGTTGACCCCTTCAATGATTTTAGGCTTTGACAGCTGCCATCGCAGTAGCCGTCTGGTCAAGTCCTCCAGGCTATACTTGTAGACCTGGAAATATTGGCCTTTAAACTCCCCTCGATAGCACCCAGCAGCAATGTCAAGTAGTTTCTGCCGAATCTGTACGTCTGTGATTCTATCCTGCTCCAGTGCCTGGAACACCAATGGGATAAGGCTAGGGTCAGCCTGCATAATGACCCCAAGGTCATAGGCTACGTTAGCCCCTACCAGGACACAGGAAGGGTCCCCAAGCCATTCCTTGACCCTCTGGAGGCCCTCAGAGGGCCCCGCTAGGTGGGCTGGGTAGCTGGAGGCCTGGGAGGGGTCATAGGGCAGCCCTGGGGCCCACTCTGACCACTGGACGCAGGCTAGCTCAGGGGCCAGGACTCCAGGACGGATTAGGGCTGTTTCCGTGTCCCATGCAATTACACGCATTGGCTAACCCTCGTCACTAAGGCTAAAGGCAATCTCCAACCATCTAGAGGCCTGCTCATATCGGACAGCTTCCCTAAGGGCCTTGACAGCTTCCTTTAGACCTGCTTTGCGTCCAGCCGCATACAGGCTTTCCCCATGCAGCCGCGCTATCTCAGTGGTGCTTAGCGTCCCCTCGATAGTCATGGGCTGGACCCCAGGGGGCAGGCTTTCGGCACCTTCGATAGTGGCCCCTTCCTGGGCCTTACCCTTTACCCATTCCCGGACATCATACCAGGAACGCGCTAGCACATATAGTGCCATACCATGCTGGGGGTAGCCTGCGTCCTTAATCACAAACAGGTTCATTTGTAAGGCCTCCAGACTGAGACAATGCGGACCTTAGTATAGCCTTTGCTACGGTAATACTTGGCAAGGGACCTACAGCCGTCCCAAATCATTATGTGAGACATTGCCGCAATCCCTAGGTTATCCCACTTGACCCTATAACCCAGCAGACGGCGCTTACGGACAGCCTTGTTAGCGTACGATTCTAGGGCCTGTGTTTCACGTGAAACAAAGCTAATAGCCTCGTCTACTACCTGGACAGGGAAACGCCTGGGCCTAACTGCCTCCAGCTGTCTCTGGACCTTGGACAAGTGGGAAAGTCCAATGTCAAGGCCTTTCCTAAACCACTGTTCGCGCGTCATCGTTCGTGCCTCCGTCTAATGGGGGGAGCCACCATAGGCTGGATACGCAGGCCACGGACTGGAGGCAGCTGCCCCGCTTCCTTGGCCTCAGTAAACGCCTGCTGGGCACTGCTCCAGCTGTAAAAGACGACGCCACTAGGGAGGCCATATGCCTTCCCAGTGGCGTCCATGATAAGCCAGACCTTTACGTCCTCTAGTTGGTTTGCCATGCGTGCAGGCTGGGGGAATCGAACCCCCATGGTGTTACCCGCTGGAACCTAAACCCAGTGCGTCTGCCAGTTCCGCCAAGCCTGCAAGTGGACCTGATTAGCCCCAGGTCCCAGGGCTGCTATTCACGTACCAGGGAAGAAACGAACCCTGGTAATCGTCTTATTCTGCTTAGTGGTGTGAGGGAACGCGCTAACGCGAATGACCTTACCCACAACAGGCTGTCCGTTGACAGTCTTCCGGTCTACCAGTTCTTCCATGAAACGCGCCGAATTGGGGGCCAGCTGGGTGTTAATCCACTGGACCTGGGCAGCATTGCTGCTGTCAACCCCAAACAGCACAGCGAGGAAGGCCAGCAGATTGGGCCACGCAACATCCTTAGACTTAAGGGTCTGGACCCAGGAACGCTTGCACCCAGCAGGGGCATTGGCGTTACTGGACTCCACTACCTCGAATTCCACGATTACAGCAGGTCCACTGTTACGGGTATCCTTCATGAGGACATCCTTGATAACAGCCTTGTATTCCCCGGTATCGAAGTAACTACCCTGGGTGTAGACTTCCGCACGTTCCATGCCAGCAAAGCGATTAGACATCATTGCTTTATCCTTCTTTCCTTCTACTTTTCCTATTGACAAGCCTGCCCAGCCCTAATGGGTTTAGGTGGTAGTCTTTCGCCCTAGATAGTGGGCTGCTGGGCAGGCATCCACAGCCCTACCGCAGTTTGCTCAACTGAGCAACAGAAATTTCGCTAGGGCTTCCCAGAGGACTGGGCCCACCTAGCAGAGGTGCGGCCCATGGCATCTAGCGTGCCTTCCCCTGGCCTTGTCACGTCTGCTAGCAGCAGTTTGGAGCTTTGACCCATGGTCTGAGCGTTAGCGCGGCTGCCGTCTAGTGCGCGGTCCAGTGCGTTCCAGTTCTCCCTACAGCCAAGCATTACGGTTACTGAGACGGTATCCGCTTTCTGTCCGTCGCGATGGGTACGGCCTAACAGCTGTTCCCAGTCAGGGGCAGAGGTGGGAGGACAAGTAATCAGATTGCTGTGCCATGCCTGGAGATTGCGTCCAGTGCTATTAGCCCTTGCTGAGGCAATGACGCAGCCTCTGGGGTTCGCTTCCTCAATCCGCTTCCCAGTGGAGCTTAGGCCCTGTTCCCCGAAATACTCCACTCCAGTGCGTTTGGACAATTCATGCCCAAAGAAGGAATGGCTAACCCAGACTATACCTGCCTTATGTTTGCGCATCCACTCGCCGCAGTAGTCCAGGGCTGTGGTGTCATGCCAGATAGGCTTAGCGTTGACCTTGAAAGCGTCCCTAACAGCTTCCCAGGGCTGCCAGTAGGTGGATTCCAGCTGCCCCGCTTTGCAGGCGTTTGCTACCTGATACTCAGTGTCCAGGGTGCGGCTATGGGACAGGACGGACCTAACAAACTTTGCCCATTGCCGTCTAGCCTCCAGCCATTCCATAGGGGGCCTGGGGTCCCAGACATAGTGGAACCCTAGGGCCAGTTCCTGGGCATGCCTCCAGATATCAACTGCCTGGGATAGGGCCCAGCCGTCTGGGGTTTCCCATAGCTCCCTAAGGGTTCTGAAATTGGCTTCTGTGGTGTCATTGGCCGGGATTAGCTCTGCCTGGAGGTAAAGGCTGCATGACACTTGCTCGTCAGCAGAGGCCACGATTCCAGGCGTTTCCCTGAGCCTACGCGCGTATCCACGCCGCGCTGACTCTGTCCTGTCTATGGCCATGTCCTCAGGCCTGCACAGGTCCAGCAGGGGCCCTGGGTCCACATAGCGCATGGGGTTGGACTGGCGAGCTAGGGCCTCCGACCATTCCATTAATTCTCCATTGTCAAGGGGGACCGGCGCATTAGCCTTTAGACTCCACCTAGCGAGGTGGGCAAAGTCCCTAATATCGTCCTTGACAAGCGTGCCGCTAATGGCCACGAAAGGGGTTTGCGGGTTGTCATGCATGTAACGGGCCACTCGGCGCGTGACCCCAGCTTTGGCATTCTTTAGCCTGTGGGCCTCGTCCGCAATGATGCAATCAGGACGGGTAAGCTCCAGGAACCTAGCCGCACTATCCCGGCCCAGCATTTCGTAACTCTGCATTTGGATATTGCGCGGGATATCCCAATGCTTCATTAGCTGGCCCATTTCATGCTTAGTCTTCTCAATCAGGGCAGCTGGTAGCAGTAGCACGGGCCGCACAGCATTAAGCAGCCTGGGTGTCAATAGGCTAATCAGAGTCTTTCCCCCACCTACCCGAATGGGGCCCAGTAGGCCACCCTGGGTAGCTATCTCGTGCAATGCCACAGCCTGGAGGGGCCTAAGGGTCCAGGTCCCTCCAGGGCTGCGCAGCATTTGGGTATAGTGCCTAGCACAGGCCTCCATTTGCTCTGCATTCCAGATACGCCGGGGCAGCCGGTAAACCCGGTCAAAGTCAGAACTGCGGCGAATAGTGGAGCGGGAGAACATTGGGAGGCCTGTGCTAGGTGGGGTCAGACGGTTAGGGAGGGCAGCTTAGACACCAATCTACGATAATAGACGCGCTTTCCCTCTTTCTCCACCCTGACAAAGCCAAAGCGGATAAGCCAAGCTAGAGCGTCCTCTACCGTATCGTGACTGTGCAGG